GCAATGGTGATTATATGAGTCGTTTGGGTAGTCCGAACAAAAACAAGAAGTTTCTTTTGGCTAGACTCCAGGATATGTATGGCGAGCAGTTTCACCCTATAATGAAGATGGCTGAGGCTGCTAGTAAGCTTGATTACATTGCTGAGCAAGAAGGTGACGTAGCTGCTTTGACTGCTGCCCTGAATGGCTGGGGCAAGATAGCTGAGTATACTGAGCCTAAGCTAAAAGCTGTTGAAGTTCGTGCTGACGACTCTACAATAGTTAGAGTGTCCCGAAGACGCTTTGATGGCACAACAGATGAAGTTGATAGTGATGCTATGATGCTCCTAGAAGAAGCTGTGATAGCTGAAATAGTTGAAGATGAAGAGGAACAAGAAGATGAGTAAGAAAAAACCTTTGTTAGCTGCGTTAGACAAGAAAACAAGAGATCGTCACTTCCCTGAGTCCAATGGTGGTAAAGGTAGTCATGCAAGAAAATCTACCCCTGAGTCAAGAGATAGGTTTAAAGCTGCCTATGATGCAATTGACTGGAGCAAAAAGTGAGTCAAATTGAATACTGTATGGGGCCACAAGGCCAGGTGTTACAAGATTACTCTGACTGTCGCTCTCAAAACTCTTTTATCTGTGGGCCATTAGGCTCCGGTAAAACAGTACAGACTATCCTCAAACTGTTTGACCTAATGTGCGAGCAAGCTCCTGTAATGGCTAAAGGGCATAAGAACTATGGTGTCCGGCTATCCAGGATCATTGCTGCTCGTAATACCTATTCTGAATTGTTCTCTACCACGATCAAAGACTGGCTGGAAATACATGAGGACTTAGGGCCGTTCCGTCAGGGTAACAAAGAACCCCCTACTCATTACATCAAGTTCAGGCTAGAAGATGGAACAACCGTCCAGAGTGAGGTTATTTTCATTGCATTTGACCGTCCTGAGCACGTTAAGAAGGCTCGTGGTATCCAGACGACTTGGGTGTGGCTAAACGAAACAAAAGAGCATTCTAAAGCTGTTTTGGATATGCTTGATTTGCGTCATGGTCGTTACCCGTCTAACAAGGAAGGTATCAAGCCTACACATCATGGAATGCTTGGTGACACTAACGCCCCTGATGAAGACCACTGGTACTACAAGCTTGCTGAGATAGAACGCCCTGAAGGCTGGGTATTCCATCGTCAGCCAGGTGGGGTATTCCGTGATGGAGAATCTTGGAAGATAAACGATAGGGCTGAGAACATTGTTAACCTGCCCGATAACTACTACAAGAGAGGTTTAAGTGGCAAAACAGATGATTGGATCAAGGTTAATCTTGCTAACGAGTATGGTTTTGTGTCTAACGGTAAGCCAGTTCACCCAATGTACACCGATTCCGTCCACGCAGCTCACATGGACTTCACCCCAAGCAAAGACACCCCCATTATACTAGGATTCGATTTCGGTCGAACACCTGCTTGTGCGTTTTTACAGCGTACAGCAATAGGAAGATGGGTGTGTTTTGACGAAATGGTACTAACAGACTCAGGTGCTATTGACTTTGCGCCAACATTGAAGCGTTACATAGAAGATACATACCCTGGTCACGACTTTAAAGGCTGGGGAGATCCGTCTGGTGACAACAAAAACCAAGCAAACAGTGATACGCCGTTCCAAATCATGCGAGCTGCTGGCATTCCGTGTTATCCAACAGACTCTAATGACCCGTTAAAGCGTAGAGCTGCCCTAGAAGTACCCATGAAAGAAATGTGTATGGACGGAAAGCCTAGATTCATTGTCCTACCGAAAGCTTCTATGATCCGTAAGGGTCTGCAAGGTGGTTTTTGTTACCGTAGAGTCCAGACATCTGGCGAAAGGTACGCTGATCAGCCCGATAAGAACGAATATTCTCACCCAGTAGAAGCGTTAGAATACGCATTGCAAGGGGAAGGTGAGGGCAGGCAGGCATTAAGACGAGCGGGTGGATTTACAAAGCCTCATGTGGCTAAGGTAGGCTTTAGTGTTTTCTGATATGTACGTTGTGTTTGAAAATGATGACGGACATTGGTACTCACGGTTCCTGCATCACAATATTAAGCACTGTTATGTAGTGGTGCCTAGTCTTGACTGCTGCATTGTTCACTCTAGGACCACGGCAAAGTTTGATTTGTTTAACGAATCCGATATAAATGTTATAATCGACCCTAAGTCTATAATAATGGGTTATAAGCAAAAGCCTAATTCAAGGTCTTTGTTTATGTTGAACACTTGCGTGGGGCATACCAAGCAATTACTTGGCATTAACAAGCCGTTCATATGGACTCCTTATCAACTATACAAATATTTGAGGAAGCATAATGAAAAGTCCAAAAGCACCTAAACCATCAGCGGCAGATCAAGCAATGATTGCTCGACAGGGAATGCAGTTAGACGAAGAAATGGCTAAAAACGAAAAGCGATTAAAAGCAGTAGCTCGCGGCGGTTTGGGTACTAAGTCACTATTGGGAACTGCCAAGCAAGCAGCGGCAAAGCAAGTTAAAGGAGCTGACAATTCTAGCTCTAACAAAACTGGATTGCCTCCAACATCTTTAATGAACACTAACCTTAGAGGTTATCGTTAATGGAATTGCCTAAAGAGCTTGGTTCTCTTAATGACTTAAAAAAGCGAGAGGCTAATGCCTTTGATCGCGATGGTATGTGGCATAGCGTCCTTGATGACGTATATGAGTATTTCCTTCCTAACCGAAACTTGTTTGACGATAACACTCCTGGTCAAAACAAGATGAATAACATCTTTGACTCAACTGCTTTAGAGGCGATACAACAAGGTGCGAGTAAGCTGCAAGAAAACATTGCTCCTATCTGGTCGCGCTGGGCTACTTTTGCTCCGTCTGATCGAGTTATTAAGATGCTTGAGTCTGGTAACTTTGATGTTTCTGAAGATGATATTCGAGCCAATCTTGAGAATCAGGCCGAAACAATATTTGATTTTATTAACCGTTCCAATTTTGCTACTCAATTTTATGAGCATGCACTTGATCTTCTTGTTGGTACTGGCACGTTACGCATAGATGAAGACGATAATGATGACATGCCTCTTATATTCAGTGCTATACCGCAAAAAGGCATTGCATTTGAAGAAGGCCCAAACGGAAACGTAGAAACACACTGGCGTAGATTTACAGTTAAGGCTCGAAACCTTGAGCGTAAGTGGCGTGGATTTAAGCCATCTGATGCAATGAAAGAAACTATTGCTCAAAAGCCTGATTCTGACGTAACTATCAGTGAGGGTGTCGTATTTTTGCCTAAAAGCAAGACCTATTACGGCTGTGTATGGGTAAAAGGTGAGCAAGAAATCAGTTGGATGCAGGACTTTGGCCCTTCTAGCCCGTGGGTTACAGGTCGTTACTCTAAAGTATCGGGTGAAATCCGTGGTCGTGGCCCAGCACTACAAGCATTACCTGACGTACGCTCGCTAAACAAAGCTAAAGAGTTTGTTTTGCAAAAAGCTGCTATTGATTTAGCTGGCATGTACACAGCCACTGATGACGGCGTGACAAACCCCTACAATCTGGTTATTAGCCCAGGCATTGTTATTCCTGTTGGTTCTAACAACTCAAGTAACCCGTCTATACAACGTTTAGACACTGGCTCTAACCTTCAGTTGGCTCAATTTCAGATCAATGATATGCAAATGGCAATCAAGCGTGCGCTGTTTAACGATTTGCGTGACCCTTCTGGGGCTGTTCGCTCTGCTACAGAGGTTGCTATCGATTCTCGTGAGCTTGCAAAGCGTATTGGTTCTGCATTTGGTCGCCTACAGACTGAAGTGTTAATCCCAATCATTAAGAGAGTTGCTGCAATTCTGATTCGCCGTGGTATTATTGATCCTATTCAGCTTGATGGTCGTGATATTGACATTAAGTTTTTGTCTCCACTAGCTAAAGCGCAGGACGGTGAAGACATTTTGAGTGTTCAACAGGCTGTGGCTTTTGTATTGCAGACTGCTGGGCCAGATCAAGCTAAAATTGGATTCAAGCTTGAGGACTTTGGTACATGGGTAGCTGGTAAAACAGGTATGCCTGCCGAGTTGGTTCGCAGTGAAGCAGAGAAGGCGCAGATAATCCAAGCAGGTGCAGCAGCAGCACAGCAAGGTATGGATGTTTCTACTCCGCCGCCACAACAAGGTCAAACTGCTCTATGAGTTGGGATACAATTAATAGTAATGAGTTTAACGCTGGTGCCGCAAAGCAAGCCAATGACGCAGCTAGAGCAAAAACTGCCGAGTTGGCTAAAGCTTACAACAGGTGCTTTGGCACTGATGACGGTAAGCGCGTGTTAGCAGATTTAACGCAACGATTTATTTTCCAAAACACTACCCCCCTTGGTTCCGAGAACCCTAACTACGAAGCTGCATACCATAATGGTGAAAGCGGGATAGTTAAATTTTTAATCAATCAAGTACAGCAAGCAGAAGTGCTATAAAATTACCGTGGAGGTAATATGTTAGATAATACAGATCAGGCCGCAGAAAAAACAATTGGCGATACCCTATTAGATTCAGCATCCCCTACCCTTGGAGATGGAGAGTATTTTCTCACAGAAGGTATTAAAGGGTCTGGTGACAGCCCCGAGTGGTACAAAGCAGACAAGTACAAGTCTGTTGCAGAGCAAGCCAAGGCTTACACTGAACTTGAAAAGAAGTTTGGTAGTTTTACTGGCGCACCTAAAGATGGATATTCTGGCCCAGAAGGAATTGAAAGCGATGATGCCCTGCTAAAAGAGCTAACCGAGTTTGCCTCTAAGACTAATATGAGCCAAGAAGCATTTGGTGAAGCTTGGGAGTTGTTAAGCGCACAGAGTAGTGCCGCAGAAACTGTAAGCCGTGAACAGGAAATTGCAAAGCTTGGTGATAATGCTGGTGAGCGTATTAAAAACGTAGAAGGTTTTCTAAAGAACAACTTAGACTCTACTGACTACGATCAAGTTATGAACCTAGTAACTGATGCAAGGTCTATCGAGCTTGTAGAAGCCCTAGTAAAAGCAACATCCCCTGTTAAGCTTCCTATTGACGGCGGCCACAGTCCTACTGGCATGACTTGGTCTGACATTGAGGCTGAAATGTTTAAGAAAAGCGGCGATGGTCAGCTTTTAAGAAGCATTGATGTCAACCATGAAAGCAAAATTCAAAAGATGATGCAGGATTTTGGCGGCACTAAAGCTAACATTCGCACTTTTGGTTGATTTATATGGGGTAAAAGGTGTATAATCGGCTCACTGGACACCCCTTTCTTTTAAGGCCCAGTAAATTTAGGTTGAATGCTGACCAAGTTTACTCGGGTACTCAGCTAAAACCTTGAAAAACTATCTTAATATTACTCTTTTTCGAGGAAATTCTTATGAGTAACGTATTATCATCCGTGGCAGTCACGGAATTTGATTCAATGGTCAAACACGCCTATCAAGGCACTGGCTTGCTAAAGCAGGCTGTAACTCTTCGTAACAACGTAGTTGGTGACACTTACAAGTTCCGCAAAATGGGCAAGGGCCTGGCTAACCAAAAAGCTAGTTCTGCTGAAGTAGTTGCTATGAACGTAGGTCACGAGTTTAAAGTTGCTACTCTTGGCAACTGGAACGCTCCTGAATTCACTGACATCTTTGACCAGCAGACAGTAAACTTTGACGAGAAGCAAGAGCTTGCAAGCACCATCGCAAATGCCCTTGGTCGTCGATGTGATCAGCTTGTTATTGATGCAATGGATTCTGCTGGCGCTTACGCTGCTACTGTTGGAACTGGTGTTGGCGGTACTGCTTCAAACTTGAACATGTCTAAAATCATTAAGGCTCAGGTATCTCTGCGCCAGAAAGGTGTGCCTAACTCTGAGTTGTTTGCTGCTATTAACGCTCTTGGTCTTGGCGGTCTTCTTAACGATGAGAAAAGCTCCAGTGTCGATTACCAGAATGTAAAAGCTCTTGTAAACGGCGAAGTTGATACTCTTGCTGGCTTTAAGTTTGTTATTCTTGAAGATCGTGCAGAAGGTGGTTTGACTGTTGCCTCTAACGTAGTTGACTCTTACTTCTTCGCCCGCCCTTCTGTTGGCTTGGCTATCGGTATCGATATGAAGACTGACATTGACTATGTTCCTGAGCGCACTTCTTGGTTGTGTAACGGTATGTTGAAAGCTGGTGCGGTTGCCCGTGACACTGACGGCATCGTTAAAGTTCAGTACACTCAGACTGCTTAATGTTGTAATGCTGTAAACTGAATGGGGGTTTCGGCCCCCTTTCTTTTAATTTTAAAAAGGGTTTGTATGTCTACTAAGCTTCAGTTAATTAATAGTGCGTTGATTCTTATTGGCGATTTACCTCTTGATAGCCTTATTGGGACTACACGCGCCCATGTTGTTGCCAATGCTTTGTACGATAATATTGTACAAAACGAGCTTTCCAAATTTCGCTGGGGTTTTGCGCGCAAGCAAGCTCAGTTAAGCAAAGCATTTCAGCCATCCGTATCAGGATCTCCGTCTAACCCTGTGATTTGGGGAGTATTTGATGGCGCTACTATTAATGGCGATGTTTACACCTTTCCTTCAAGTGCAGCAAGTTATGCTGGATTTTATAATGAAAACGTATCTTTGTTTCCTTTTGATTTCTCTACTGGCGGAACATTAAGCTTTACAGGTGCAATTCCTGCTGGCGGCGCTGACGTATCTTTAAACTTTAAGTTTGAAGCTAATCCGTTCCCTGACATTATTCCTTTCTTTGTTACTGATTCGATAACAGTAACTGGTGAAGCGGAAGCAACATATACCGTTACAATTCCAGATCAAGGCAATAATACTTTTAATTCTTTGTTAATGTTTCTGGAAACTCGTGATGCAGGAGTAATTATTAAAGACGTTACAATTACTTCGGATGTAGCTGTAAAACCATTATTTAATTACAGCAATGTTTATCGCGCTCCATCTGATTTATTAACGTTAATTACTTTAAGTCCTTCTGTAAACTATCAAGTTTATTCGGACGACAATGCTCCAGGATCATCAGGGTATCAAAACGTATTCGTCAATCATTCAGGTGATTTGTTTTGCGATTATATTTACAGCGTCTCTGAAAGTGATTGGCCGGTGTATTTTTCTAAAATGATAGAGTACGCTTTAGGCATGGACTTTGCGCCTGCTATTAGAGACAGTGCTGTATCAATGGAGTTGTTAGCTAACCAATACCAGAACGCTTCGCGTATGGCTAGGTTTACAGATTCCCAGCAACACCCTCAGACACCTATTCAAGATAGACCGTTTATTAATGTAAGACGATAAAACTTTACCATTAAAGGAAAATTATGCCTAAGTCTCAATTCTTACAGAGCAGTTTTGCTAGTGGTGAGTTATCTCCTCTTATCAAAGGTCGCACTGATCTTGATCAATACTACAAAGGCGGGCAGACAGCAGAGAATGTTCTCATTGTTCCGCAGGGTGGAATAAAACGCCGTCCTGGGACAAAAAGAATTGAAGAGGTTTTGCCTACCGTATTAACGCCGTTAACTTACACTGCCCCAACAATGGCTAAGGGCGGTACAGTTGCTAACATTTACGATGGCGATGACACTACTTTTGGAATCACAGCTTCTACATTTGATGGCACTCCTTACCAAGAGTTTGCTAGGTATCAATACACTCAAATTCCAACTGCAAAGTATATTGACGTTAAAGACATTTCAATAACCAGCTTAAATGACATTGACCGATCAGCCACTGTAATCTTACAGTCTTCTGCGGACGGAGCGATTTGGCGAAATCTGACTTCGTTTATTATTAGCACTGCATATCAAACTAGCAAAAGATTTAACTTGGATAAGGAAGAAATTCCTGCAACTTTTCAGTATCGGTTAGTTACCAATCTGCTTAGTGTAGCTGGCTCCGACCTTCAAATTAAAGTCAACGAGTTTGTTTTGCGGCTTGAAGACGGTCCTGTTGGTAACGTCAAAACCTTTGATTTTAGCCACAAAAATGATGAGCATTATCTGGGCGTATTGACAGCAGGAAATCTTCGGTTTTATAGAGCGCCTCATGCAGGCAACACTGAAACTTCATGGGTTACCGACATGATTGTTCCTTATCAAGATGCTGATATTAAAACTGTTCGTGACGCGCAAACTGAAAATGTTATGCTGATGTTTCACGAAGATCGAACTCCTATAAGAATTATTCTTGATTCTAATGGTGAGTTTACGTCAGGCCC